CCTCTCCGCCAAACAAATCTACCAATCCATTTTGTGGACTAAATGCCATAGCGTTGATAGTAAAATCTCGGCGCATAAGGTCAAGTTTCAAATCAGATACAAATTCCACTCCGTCTGGATGGCGATTATCTTTATACTCGCCATCTATGCGATAAGTAGTAATTTCGTATGGTGTTGAATCGATAACAACGGAAATCGTTCCGTGTTGCAGTCCGGTGGGAATAACCTTGCAATCGGAAAACAAATCCATCATCTGCTCCGGGAGAGCGGACGTGCAAATATCCCAATCGTGCGGTTCTAAACCCATCAGACTATCTCGTACACAGCCTCCGACAACATATCCTTCAAAGCCGTTAGCATAAAGTCTATCAAGAATGAAGCACACCGCAGGTGGTAAACTTATTCTTCCCATGGGTTATCAACCTCTTTCAAAAACTTTGCTAACTGACCATTATGGTAAAATACAAGGTCATTATCGGTAATAGGCAATCCATAATAATGCTTAATAATTTGATGATAAGTTTCTGCTTCCAAACACTTAAACTTGATGCTTCCATTATCATCATACATTACTTTCATCCATCCGGAAGTGTTCTTAATTATATGTAAATCAAAGATATCGATACGAACAATACTTCCAATGCCTTCGGGACAAGAACTAACCACTTTTTGAAGTTGTTTTTTAGAATACCCACAACCCTTTTCTACTTTGATTAAGATTTCATCTTCTCCAAGGCTATATACATTGATTGTCGGAATGTTTTCAACAATATGTGTAAGTAGCTTACCCATAAGATAATGTTCATATGTAATCTGTCTTTTCGGGTTGCAAGCTCCAAGGATAACCTGGCGAATATACTTGCTCTGAAGGATATGAGAACAATCGGTGAACATCCCCAGAAATTCTTCCCACGTTTCCTTGCCGCCAAAGATAGCTTTGTCGTAATGTTGCAATGCAGAGAAATTTGCTTTTCTCATATCAATTGAAATAAAAGTGCAATCGTCGTTTTGACTTACATAAAGATTGTTCTTGGGGAAATTATATTTCACATCAAAAACATCTCCATTAAAACACTCGAAGGCGGGATTAGATTTAATATAATCAATAACTCTGTCCTTGACTTCGTTATAATACTCAAAATATTCCTGCTCGCTCTCAAACTTTGAAAGGCAACGACAGAAGTTATCAAACTTATTAATGCAATCAAACATGACATCGATTGCGCTCAATCTCTCGTAAAAGTACGGATTATCATAAATCGTAATGGGGAGGTTGTAGTCTTTGCAAAAACGCTTTTTAAGACTAACCGAATTTAGGATTTGCTCTCTGGTCATTTGTTTATCATTCTCCTTAATTTGCGCAGATTCTACCATTTACTCTCGCAACCAAATCATTTACTTTTTCCATGTCAACCGTTTCAGGTAAGTCTGTATGCTCCTTGTCGTAATCAAGTCGCTTTTCCAACGAATCAACTAACTTATAGAACTTCTGCGTTGGCTGTCTATTTTCATCAAGAAATTCGCCATTACGAATTGACATAAGCAAGTCATGGTCTTTATCTCTATACGTATTAATTTCACCTTTTTCAAGGATATCAAAACACATAAGATAAAGTCTAACAAGATGCATCATATGTTTACCAAGTTTGTCATGAGCGATTGCCTTTTCATTTCGCTTACCTATCTTATTATAAGATTTTACAACTGTATGCATCTCTGCCCACAATCCCTCAAAATCTCTTAAAGGATATCTGGTCAAATTCACATCCATGAAGATTTCAGAATCAAATCCCTCTCTATCGGTGCTATCCACATAGAGTCTAATAGCGTCATCCGGGAACTTGAAATATCTTTGCTTGAAATCTACCGAGGCGTGTTCAATGCTTTTTAGGATAAAGTTTTCCTGCTGTGTTTGACTTACCAATCTTGCAGCTTTATTTTCAAGCCTTCTCAACTGTGCATTTGCATATCCACCGAATGAGTGAACAGCAATCTTTGACAAGAATATCTGCTTATGAGCAATAAGTTCTTCTCCAACTGGTGTCATGTAAATGTACTGTTCGGGTTTTAATCCAAGAATCTCAATTGTGTTGGGATTGCATGAGCAAAGAAGTTTTACAATCTTATCGAATGAATAAACCGTTGTATCAGTATCCACATCAACAACTTGCTCGAAGTCTCTGCCAACAAGAATATTTCTCTTTTGGTTTGTGGCTATCCCCCGAATATCAACATCGCTGTTTTCATTATTAGTACCATAAGCATGACTACCACCAAGACCAAGAAGAATAATATTCTTGCCAAGGTTTGCATCTGTACGTAGAAAATCATATTTGTTGCCATGAAGCATAGTTTTTATTTCTTTAATGTTCATATGCTGCTCCTTTCATTAATTTGCCATAGACTCTTGACAAATTAGAATATTAGTTGTATAATATTGGTATTGAGGTCATATTTTCTAACTGCAGATATATTATAACAGAATATCTTCTCTCTGTCAATAGGTTTTTAGAATATTTGACCGTTTTTTTGCAAAAGGAGAACGACGCCATGGAAAACATTCTATATTACAGAATCAAACAGCTTTGCCATCGGAAAAGAATAACGATAGCTAAATTAGAGGCTGACCTTGGGTTCGGCAACTCATCAATCAAAAAATGGGAAAAGAGTAGTTCTCCGTCAATAGACAAAATAGTTAAGGTTGCTACATATTTTGATGTTTCTATTGACTATCTTATGGGTCGTACAGATATTGAAAGTTCTATGTCTGATATAATTGGTGATGAAGATATAATATCATTTCAAAGAGCAAGGCAAAAGATGACTCCAAAAGATAGGGAAAGAATGATGCAAATGCTAAGACTTGGCTTTGAATATGCCTTTTCCGATGAGGGGGATAAATGATTCGATATACCTTTATAAATAATCAAATTTTGAGTATTTACCTACAAATGCCCAAAATTGAATTTCCTCTTGATATTCAATCAGTAATTAGTTATATGCCAAATTGTAGGTATATGTCATATCAAAAATTTGCAGAAATTAATAACTGTTCATTAGAAGAAGTTATTCAGCTCTGTGAGAGCAAATCCGGTTGTACACATTATGATATTATGCAAAACCGTTATTTAATTCTCTGCAATCATTCGACTGATGATAATAACAATCTTGGTCGCCAACGATGGACGTGTGGACATGAAATTGGACATATTGTATGTAACCATCACGTTATTTCTGCTTACGAGAAGCTTTCAGAAAATAGTTTATTACAAATATACAACCCTCTTTATGAGTCAGAGGCAGATTATTTTGCTGCAACTATTTTAGCTCCATTCCCACTTTTCAAAGTTCTTAATATTCATTCATCCAAAGACGCGCAAAGGGTTTTTGGGCTATCACACGAAGCATCTATCTACCGATACGAACAGTATACAAGGTGGTTATCAATAAGAATAAAGACGGCTTGGGAAAACGATATGATTCGTAATTATAAATCAAAATTCTAAAACCTTAGAACATCACCATATGGAACTCAGCCCATATGGTGATTTTTTTATTTCGTCCGCTTCTATATTGTGATATTATTATACCACACCTTTCAAACTTTGTCAAGTGGTTTTTCAGAATTATTTATTAAATATTTTATTCGTTTTTTTTTGCAAGGTTAAATCTATTTCGTGTTGTTAACAAAGCCCTTCAAATGTTTTCTCATCTACAGTGCCGGTGATTCTATATGTGGAAATAGTATCACACATTGCGCAGTATACAGATGATACACCTTTATTAGATGCAGAGTAATTCGCGGAACGATTGGCTGCAATACCAATACTATCACCAACGGATACAGAGTCGATATTTGCACCAAGGAAAATGAATTCCCAACTATACTTATCAGTCTGATGCGTAATCATCTCTTTAACCTTGCTCTGCGAAAATTCCTTACTTGAATTCTCCGCCCCATCGGTAGTGATTACAACAATAACCTTTGACGGTCTATCATCTTCGGGAGTCTTACTTAATCTATCTCCCACATCATTGATAGTTTTTCCAATGGCATCGTACAAAGCTGTCATGCCTCTTGCGCTGTACTCGTCTCTTGTCATAGGCTTTACTTCTTTGATATCTACGCCATTATGAAGCAACTCATATCTATCATCGAAAAGAACGGTGGTAAGTTTGGCTTCACCCTCTACTTTCTTCTGTTGCTCAATAAAGGAATTAAAGCCACCAATAGTATCGTCTGTCAATCCGGACATTGAGCCGCTTCTATCCAAAATAAAAACAATTTCAGTTAAATTATCTCTCATATGTTTCTCCTTATATTTATCCTTTGATAGTTATATAATCAATTCTTCGTCTTCTTATATCTTTGGTATTTGATACAATAGTCAAAATGTTTTCTAATTGCATCGTCTAATATCTTATCGTATAAATCCATCACTCAATATATGGTAGATTCATATAAATATCTGCCGGAACATTATCCTTCCAAATATAACTATTCTTCAAGATGTAATTATTGTATGAACTTGCAGTCTTATTAGCTCTCATCTTTGCCTGCTCCGCCCATGACTGCTTTTCTTCATTGTCTGAATCTTTATATTGCTCATATGTGAGTTTGTCGGCATTATACGAAGCAATCATAGAGCGGCAAGTATCTTCTACCTTCTTCAAGGTTTTATAATTTGTATCATCGTCTGCTTCCTGGACTTTGTGAAACCAATTATTCCAAGTTGCAACACCGGTAGGAGTGCAAGTGAAGAAAATCGGCAATCCAATAAACAGTACAACTAAAAGAACAACGAGGCAAGCAATACCAAAGTTGCGCATTAGTTACCACCTCCAACATTGAGGATGGGAGAATCTACTTCAAACGGAATATCGGAATAGAGGTATGTACCAGTCCATTCAATGTACTTACCATCGGGGGTGAAAAAGAAAATTCCGTTGTCGTTAGAACCATAAGAACCATCTACATCGGCAAGCCAGTTATTTCTATAATAAGAAGCGGAAGCTCCGCTATACTCGTAATACTCACTATCAGGAGTAAGATAACTATTAAGGCTCGATACTTTACCATCAACAACAAAGTTGCCAATAACTACATTGCCGCTAAACAATACAACATATCCAAGAGGTTTCTCTACCTCACAAGGAAGTGCATTTGCCTTTTCGCGCTGACCATTTACCCAATATGCTCTGCGGATAAGATTGTATCTTTCGAGCGAATACGAAATATCCGTAGGTGTTGGCTGATTGCTCTGAATGTTGTTTGCTGCGTTAATTGTGTTGTTCACATCTTGCTTTGAACCACTTACGCGGGTGTCGTAATCACATCCTACAAATACGGCACACATTGCACACATCATCACTACGACCAAAATAACACTTAAAATCTTCTTCATTTTTAAATCCTTCTTTCTTTTATTTGTTGGTGGCAATCAATGCGTTACCACAAGTAATTCTATCGCTATCTTCTTCCTGGCTGGGAACAAACACAATGACTTCCCATCCCTCATCAAGAAGTGGAGCTTCAAACTTACGATATACGTCATAATCGGTATATTCGGTGGTTACACCAAAGCCATTCTTTACGGCTGCATCTGTCTTATGAATTGGTGTAATCTTTACGATAAACTTTTCTTTTTCAAACAACTCCGAAAGTCTTTTTGCATCCAGAATTGTATCTGCTGTTACCGCGAAATTCAAAGTATACTTTCTACCCTTCGGCATAGGCAGCTTTTTAGCAAGCGCGGAAATCTGACTTAGAGATAAACTCATATTGTTGAACTGCTCGGCTCTCTGTTTCTCATCGGTAGAGTTAATGCTAAACTGCAATCCCGCCTCGCCATTATAAACCTCATTCTTTATGTAACACCATTTCTCAATAAAGTGTTCAAGAAATTGATGGTTTTTAGGAAGCATCGTAGAAACCACCGGATGAATTGTGTCTGCTTTGATATATTTCTCTACAAGAGGCTTTAAATTATTCTCCGCAAATGTAAGAACATTAGGATTCAACGAGGGTTCACCCATTCTTGCAAAATGCACATTAAATCTCTTTGTAGATTTTACATCCTCATGTTCCAAAATGGTCGCAACTTCGTACATCATATCTTCTACGCTTGCATTACCATGAAAACCATATTTAGGGCAATCACAAAATTGACATTTCATCGGGCATCCTTTTTGGGTGCTTATCGTGGCAACCCATTTATCCGATAAATCCACTTCATGATGTTCTACACCATTAATCTCTTTATGTAGTCCGAGGAAATCAGCTTTGATATTGTTTTCTTTGCCGTAATCGCCAACGGTTAAAAACTCTAACTGCCTATCGACATCTACATATATCTTACCTGTATGTGTTTTTATAATTTCCATATGTACCTCAAAATACAAGAATGGTTTAATCTTTATTCATAAGTACCGAAATGGAAGATTCAAGATTTAAAAACGGACGAACACCGTAGCGAAAGACACAGACAATCCAACTCAGAATACCGCCGGAGTTGACATAGCAAACGTAACGAGAATAATCATTGCTTGGAGCGGATGCAGGAGTAATAAGCCACCAACAATTAGGATAGCGTGACTTCAAACCAAGAATTCTATGATACTTTGCATACTCTGTAGCAGTTAAAAGACTAACCTTGTCGGTGCAGATTCCGTAGTCATCCAAACCATCAAGAGAAGTAAGGTCTCTATCCATCGATATGATGTTATTTTCTCCAATGATAGTTGCAATCTTCTCAAGATACTTATTGTTGAGGATTTTACGGATAGAAGATGTCTTCCAATTGGAATTGTCGCCAAATTGTGTGTCGTCGTAGATAAACTCCTTGGCAATGACCCTCGTGCCGTTTTCGGTTTGCTCTAACACAATAAACACTTCATCTCCGATTTTGAATTCGTCTTTGGGTCTAAGTTTGGAGAGTTTTACACCATTCTTTGCCGCAAGAATAGTATCAAACCAACCATTCTGGTTCGGGTCAACATCAATGATAACCTTGCCGTCAGTAACAGTTACTTTGTCAAGATCAATAAAAACTTTCATTATTATACCTCTCATTCCCATGGAAACGCCTTGTTTCCAAAATGTCCAAATTTAGCTGTTGAGTAATACTTTACTTTTTTGGTATCAAGCAAATGCAAATCTTCAATAATTCGTTTTGGTGTGCATTCAGGATAAAGCCAATTAAGGTTCTCTGTGTAGTTTCCTTTATCGGTTCTTACATAAATCGCCAAAGGAGATTCAAGCCCGATTGCATAAGAAAGTTGGACTTCGCACCACTTAAAGTCATTGCGAGTCATTAAACACTCTTTTGCGAGTTGTCTTGCTTTATATGCAGCACTTCTATCAACCTTTGTCGGGTCTTTCCCAGAGAATGCACCACCACCAACATTGGCAAATGACTGGTAAGCATCCACAACAATCTTGCGTCCAGTCAAACCCGCGTCTCCATCAAACCCACCAATAAGAAATTTGCCGGTAGGGTTAATATGGAAGCAATCAATTTTGATATTGTACTCAGCACAAAGTTCTGTGGTAAACTCCTTGAGAATTCTATCGGTTTCTTCTCTTGCTTCTTCTGTGTTCTGATAAGAGATTGTAAAATCTTTAATCTTCACCAATTGCTTATCGGAGTTGTATTCGCCTGTGATTTGAGCTTTTCCATCGGGTAGAAATCTCTTATCTGAATGACAAAGAGCATCGTAAAACATAGATAATTCTTGAAGAATTACCATTGCTGTTGGCAACATTTGTGCGGTATCTCTACAAGCATAACCGAACATCATACCCTGGTCGCCAGCTCCACCAATATCAACACCTTGTGCGATATCCGGTGACTGTTTCCCGATGTTGTTAATAATCTCATAATCCGTTCTATACCCGATATCTTTCAACACGCTGCGGACAACCGCTTCTACATTAACATCCATAGTAGCCTTAGATGTAACCTCGCCAGTGACAAAAATTTTGCCCTTTCCGCCAACAACCTCGATACCACATCTACTATTGGGGTCAATTGCTAAATAAGCATCGAGAAGTGCGTCACTAATCTGGTCTGCAACTTTGTCAGGATGTCCCCTAAATACAATCTCATTGCTATAGAAGTAACTCATTCTCTATCCTCCGTTTCTTCTCCCGGATAAAATTCAAGTTCTTCAAGAGCTTCCGAGATAATGTTTTTAATATCATCCTCATCAACATCGTAATCTTCCATCATATCGTCAATGTGAGTTCTATTTCTCAAATGACGGAAAATCCACTCTGCAAGTCCCTCGGAATCGAAACCGATAAGCTCAGTATTTTCTTTGTCAAGTAAGAAAGTACTACCGTTTTCCAAATAGAGCGCAGGGCAACCTTTTGAGGCTGTTACCCATCCTTTTGTTCCCTTTTTAATTACCTGTTTCTCATCTGAGAAACAACCAACAACTTCAATATCTTCTGTTGCTGTAACAATTTGCCCGACATTATACCTATCCATTTTTACTCCTTACCAGACCAACTTCTTTTTCATCTTTGTAAACCACGTTTCCTCATAGACTCTACAAGGACAGCCCTTTGCAACTTTTCTTAATGAACCATCTCTGGCACATTTAATATGGGTTGCGTCATGCTTTTCTGCGTGTTTACAATTGCTTTTTGCGTACTTCATTTTTCCTCTCCTTTTTAACTTTTATAATAATGTGTTTAATTAAAAGCATAATAGGAACGGATACAATACTCACAATAAAGAGTGCAAAGTATTCATCCCATTCGGATATAAATGTGTGGTCTAATTTGCACCAAATTAATGCCACCCATGTGTTGACCAACATCCATCCTAAAATAATTGCAACTATCGTCAATTGTTCTCTCCTTTTACTTCAACCGTACAAATCGTATCATTCTTGCTACCACCATGAGCAACAAGAAGAATTTCTATCATCTCAAAACCTCGCTTTTTTCCAACTCCGTTTGAGTTCCATCCGAAACATAAACATACTCCACCAGGTTTAAGGATTCTTGCGATTTCATCAAGATGTTTTGCTCTCCAAGATGCTTTGGTATGTTCTGCCGTGACCGTAATTCCTACGCCCTCATAGCACTCCTTGACTTGTCTCGGAGAGTATGGCGGGTCATATAAAACTACGTCGGCAGAAGCATCCGGAAGCAATCTTAAAAAGTCAAGCGCATCAAGGTGATATGTTGTATCGAACTTTTGGTTCAAATCATTAGTGATAGTCCCGATTTTGCAACCATTGGCAAACGGGTCTACTATTGTTTTACTCCCCCTGATGTATAGCGAGTGACAAGCTCTCCGATGGGAGGAATGCTAAAAGTGT